AAGATGCCGAACAAGTTGGTAGACTTGCTGTCGAATGTATTAAACGAACAGGTGATTACTTCCAATTAAGAGTGCCTTTAACAGGTGAATTTAAAATCGGAAATAATTGGAGTGAAACACATTAATGTATAATAAAAAATTTGACCTCGACCTAAAGTATGGTCAGGAAAGAGAGAAGCGTCTAGCATCTATCTTAGATAAAGATAAGACCAAGATAGAAGTTAAGACTGAAAGAGACTGGTGGTTTAAGACTGGTAACATTGCTATTGAAATAGAATGTAACGGTAAACCCTCTGGTGTCATGGCTACAACATCTGATTACTGGTGTCACATATTGGCAGACGGTGACAAAGATTATTGTAGAATGATATTTGACACAAAGACAATCAAAAGGTTGGCAAAGAAATATATCAAAACATTAAAGAATGGTGGTGATGGTTGGAGAAGCAAGTTTGTACTTGTGCCTTTAGCTGAAATATTTCTACCAAAAAATTTAAGCAAATCTATGCAGGAAAGGATAGTTAAATGAACACAAAGTTATTAATAGATGGTGATATTTTAATTTATAAAATAGCTACATCAGCAGAAGTCGCTACAAATTGGGGTGACTTATGGACACTACATTGTGACCAGAAAAAATGTGAAGCAGAAGTAGACAACGCAATAGATGACTTAGGTTCTAACTTAGAAGCTGACGATTATGTAGTTTGTCTAACAGATAAAGATAACTTTAGAAAAGATGTTCTTCCTTCGTATAAAGATAATAGAAAAGCTAAACGTAAACCTATGGTGTTAGGTGCATTGCGTGAGTATGTAATGAAGAAACACAATGGTGTTGTTTGGAAAAACTTAGAGGCAGATGATGTCATGGGTATTATGGCAACAGAACCTGCAGATGAGAAGCGTATCATTGTGAGTATTGATAAAGACATGCGTACTATTCCATGTAAACTTTCACAAGATGGTATGACTGTTGATGATGTCCCATTAAAATTAGCTAACTACTGGCACATGATACAAACATTGACTGGTGATAAGACAGATAACTATGACGGAATAGATGGCGTAGGAATTAAGACAGCAGAAAAATTAATAATGAAATACACCAATGTTCCTCATAAAGATTTGTGGAAAATTGTAAAAGGTATCTACAAAGACAAAGGCTACACAGAAGCAGAAGCACTGCAACAAGCTAGGGTAGCACACATATGCAGACATGGTGATTACAATAAGAAAACAGGGAAGGTAAAACTATGGACATTATAAAAAAACCACCACACTATAATCAAGGTGGCATTGAACCCATAGATTACATTATTAAAAACAAACTCTCATACTGTGAAGGTAATGTTGTCAAATATATTTCACGTTGGAAATACAAAGGTGGCATAGAAGATTTAAAAAAAGCTAAACAATACATAGATTTTATTATTGATAAAGAAGGCACAACCACAGTAACAGAAAGTAAAGATGATTAATTACGAAAGAGACGAACTACTTACTGACTTTGGTAAGACAACTTTAAAAGATAGGTACTTATTACCCAACGAAAACTCACCGCAAGATGGATTTATGAGAGCCGCTAAAGCATTCTCTGATAATGATGAGATGGCACAGCGTATATATGATTACGCTTCTAAATTGTGGTTCATGTTTTCTACACCTATTTTATCTAATGGCGGAGCAAACAGAGGTATGCCTATCTCATGTTTTTTAAATTATGTAGGAGATAGTAGAGAAGGATTAACAGGACACTACACAGAGAATGCTTGGTTAGCTTCTATTGGTGGTGGCATAGGTGGTTACTGGGGACATGTACGTTCAGATGGTACAAGCACTTCTGGTGGTTCACAATCTTCAGGTTCAATTCCATTTTTACATGTAGTTGATAGTGAGATACTTGCATTCTCTCAGGGAAAAACAAGACGTGGAAGCTATGCGGCATACATGGATATGTCACACCCAGAGATAATAGAATTTTTAGAAATGCGTAAACCTAGTGGTGGAGACATACATAGAAAATGTCTTAACCTGCATCATGCAATAAATATATCTGATGAGTTTATGCACTTGATTGAAAAGTGTGTAACTGAACCTACTTATGATGACACTTGGAACTTGATTGACCCACATACAAAAGAGGTAGTGCGTACAGTATCAGCTAGAGATTTGTGGCAAAAACTATTAGAAAATAGAGTTGCTACTGGTGAGCCTTATGTTTCTTTTATAGATACTATCAATGAAGCATTGCCTGAAACACAAAAGAAATTGGGATTAAAAGTACATCATTCAAACTTATGTACTGAAATTACTTTACCTACTAACGAAGACAGGACAGCAGTGTGTTGTTTATCTTCTGTTAATTTAGAAAAGTATGATGATTGGAAGAATGATAAATTATTCATACCTGATTTAGTTAGATTTTTAGACAACGCTTTAACTTACTTTATAGAGAATGCTCCTGACAGTGTGTTCAGAGCAAAGTTTAGTGCGGCACAAGAAAGAAGTATTGGGTTAGGAGCAATGGGTTTTCATGCTTACTTACAATCTAAGAACATAGCTTTTGAAAGTGCGTTAGCTAAATCTTTAAATATGAAAATGTTTAAAAATATTAAAGAAGAAGCAGTAGAAGAAAGTAAAAGACTTGCAGTTAAAAGAGGAGAAGCACCAGATATGGAAGGTACAGGCATGAGAAATGCACACCTTTTAGCAGTTGCACCTAACGCTTCATCATCTATTATTTGCGGTACTACTTCACCTTCGATAGAACCTTATAGAGCCAATGCTTATGTGCAGAAAACTATGTCTGGTTCTTTCTTAGTTAAAAATAAATACTTAGAAAAATTATTAGAAAAGAAAGGAATAAACAATGATGATATATGGTCGTCCATTGTCTCGCAAAGAGGCAGTGTCTTACATCTTAAAGAGTTATCGGACTATGAAAAAGATATTTTTAAAACTGGTATTGAGATAAATCAACAGTGGATTATAGAACATGCGGCAGACAGACAGAAATATATTTGTCAAGGTCAGTCAGTAAATGTATTTGTACCTGCTGATGTGAACATCAAAGAGTTACATGACATACACATGTTAGCGTGGAAACGTAAGTTAAAAACTTTGTACTATTGTAGAAGTGAAGCAATCAAACGTGCAGAGTTAGTATCAAAAAAAGTAGAAAGAACAATCATACCAGAAGCCGATTGTTTAGCGTGTGAATAATGAAGATATATATATTAAAAATAATTTATCATTACTCAACGTATTTAACCAGTTGGTCATGGCAAAAATTGTATGGAGATAGAACTAAAAGGGGACAGAAATGAATTACCCTCCAATTAAATCATTTGGTTTTAAAAAAAAGAAAAGAAGAAACAAACACCAAAAACAAACAGTGCTGTGGACGGTTTATCATACTGTCCTAGCAGTAGAGTTATTAATATTAATCATAATAGAAGGGATAGAGTTACTAAGATGAGTTTATTTAAAACAAGAGCATACTATAAACCCTTTGAATACGATTGGGCATTTGAAAGTTACGACATGCAACAAAAAATGCACTGGCTACCTAGTGAAGTTCCATTACATGAAGATGTAAGAGATTGGAATGAAAGATTATCAGAGCCAGAAAAGAATTTGATTGGACAGATATTAAAATTCTTTACACAAGGAGATGTAGATATTGCACAAGCATACTTAGATAAATACATTCCTAAATTTAAACCACCTGAAATTAGAATGATGTTGTCTGCTATAGCTACATCAGAAGCTAATCATGCACACAGTTATTCATTATTAAATGATACAATCGGTTTGCCTGACAAAGAATACAAAGCGTTTCAAGAATATAAAGAGATGTCTGATAAACATTCTTATTTATTTACAAGCAAAGGAACAGGCATAGAAGGATTGGCTAAAGAGATAGCTTGTTTCTCTGCGTTTGGTGAAGGCTTACAGTTGTTTGCTTCCTTTGTTATGCTACTTAACTTTCAAAGATATGGAAGAATGAAAGGTATGTGTCAGATAGTTACTTGGAGTATCAGAGATGAGACACACCACGTTGAAAGCATGATTAAAATATTTCATTCTTTAATAAAAGAAAACCCTCACCTTTGGACAGAAAAATTTAAAGCAAGTATCTATCAAACAGCCAGAGACATGGTTGACCTTGAAGATAAGTTTATTGATTTAGCATTTTCTATGGGAGGCATTAGAGGATTAAAAGCTGACGAAGTTAAACAATACATCAGATACATAGCTGACAGAAGGTTGTTACAACTATCTTTAAAACCTAATTATGGTGTTAAAGAAAACCCATTATCATGGTTAGATTGGGTGTTAAATGGCGTAGAACATGCAAACTTCTTTGAGAACAGGGCTACTGAATACAACAAGGGAACAGTAACAGGGAGTTTGTGGGAATAAAGTTCCCTTTTTAGATGAATAAATTAAGCGAAGATTTAACATTGCCTACTACGGTAGAAGATTTGGTTAAGTTACTTAACAATGTCTACCCTGAAAAGTCGGCTTCACTTAAAGATGATACTAAAACTATCTACTTTAAGTCAGGTCAACGAGATGTAGTAAACTTTATTAACACTTTAAAAGAGAGGTCAGAACAATAACATGTGTATGTCACCAAAAGTACCGTCAGCACCAATACAGCCAGTGCAACCTACACCAGTTAGAGCAGACCAGTCAGTAGATTTAGCACCAGAGTTGGTAAAAGCTAATGATGCAGACTTGGATATTAAAAAGAAGAAAGTTAAGAAGTCAGGAACTTCATCTTTAAATACTTCTTCTGGTCTAAATATTGCTACTAATACATCTCCATAATAATGGGTCAGTATAGCGATATCACAGCACATACAGCAAAACAAAGATACTCTAAGTTAAAGCAAAACAGAGAACACTATTTAGATAGAGCAGAAGTTTGTAGTGAATTAACTATACCTTCTCTAATTACAGCCGAAGGCTTATCATCAAGTAGTAAACTCTACACTCCCTTCCAATCCGTAGGTGCTAGAGGCGTAAACAATCTAGCAAGTAAACTTCTTTTACTTCTACTCCCACCCAATGCTCCCTTCTTCAGACTAAAGATAGCAGGAAAAGCAAAACAAGAATTAGAAGAAAACAAAGATATGAAAACAGATATAGAGAAGTCTCTATCTGTAATTGAAAAAGAAGTATCATCAAAAATTGAAACACTAGCTTTAAGAGTAAGTGTGTTTGAAGCATTAAAACATCTGATAGTAGGTGGTAATGTATTAACTTATCTACCTAGTAAAGGTAACATGAGAGTGTTCCCTCTATCACAATATGTAGTTCAAAGAGATGGTTCAGGAAATATTTTAGAAATTGTTATTTTAGAAAGAGCAAGTGTATTTAGTTTAGGTAATGAAATAGCAGAACAAGTTATTCAACACCCAGAATATAAAAAAGATGAAGACGTTGAATTATATACTCACATTTATAAATTAGAAAATGATGAATTCTACATATGCCAAGAAGTGCAAGGAATAAAAATTCCTTCTAGTATTGGTACATTCAAAAAAGAAAGAATGCCCTACCAAGCGTTACGAATGGTTAGAATAGATAACGAAGATTACGGTAGAAGTTATGTAGAAGAATTTCAAGGCGACCTTCAATCATTAGAAAGTTTATCACAAGCACTTGTAGAAAGTGCGGCGGCTTCTTCTAAGATTGTATTTATGGTTAGACCTAACTCTGTAACTAGAAAAAAAGATTTAGCTACTACTAGAAATGGTGACATCATTACTGGTACTGCTGAAGATGTTACAGTTCTACAAGCACAGAAACAATATGATTTACAAGTAGTACAACAGTCAGTACAAAAATTAGAAGAAAGAATGTCTTATGCTTTCTTATTACACACAGCAATCCAAAGAGATGCTGAGAGAGTAACAGCACAAGAAATAAGATACATGGCAGAACAATTAGAAACTGCTATGGGTGGTATATATTCATTATTATCACAAGAGTTCCAACTTCCATTGGTAGCAATACTTATGAAAAGAATGGAACAAGCTAAAGAAATTCCTACGTTACCTAAAGGAACAGTAGAGCCGACTATTATTACTGGTATCGAAGCATTAGGTAGAGGAAATGATTTACAAAAATTAAGAGAATTTGTTGCAGAGATAGGAAACTTAGCACAGATAAATCCGCAAGTAGTTCAGGCTTTAAACCCTGATGATTTAATTAAGCGTATCGCCATTGGTTTGGGGATTGATACAGACGGTCTTCTTAAATCACCAGAACAATTAGCTGAAGAACAAGCGGCACAAGAAGAACAAATGCAAGAACAACAAATGATGCAGATGGCTGAGAAAGCTGTCCCTGCTGTAGCAGGTAATTTGACTAAACCACAATAATAAAGAGGAAACATGGTAGATAAAGTAGAAATAAGAACACCTGAAACTGGCAGTGAAGCACCAGTTGAAGACAATAATGCACTTAGCAAACCTGAAGGCTTACCTGAAAAATTCAATTCTGTTGAAGATTTAGCGAAGTCATATTCAGAGTTGGAAGCAAAGCTAGGCACTAATAAAGAAGAAGTTAAGACAGAAGAAGTTAAAGAAGTTAAGACAGATAGTTTAGATATAGCTGAGAAAGCTGTTTCAAACGCAGGGTTAGATATGAGTAACCTAGCAGAAGAATATGCTAAAGGCGGTAAACTAGAAGACACTTCTTATGAAGCCCTAGAAAAAGCAGGTATACCTAAAGATTATGTAGACCAGTTTATTCAAGGACAGAAAGCAATCTCTGACCAACAATCTTCAACTATGAAAAGTTTAGTTGGAGGTGATGAGGCTTACACAGAAATGTCTAACTGGGCGGCAGACAATATGACTGACGCAGAGAAGACAGCTTATAATTCAGCAGTAAATTCTAAAGATTTAGAAACTGCAAAGTTAGCAGTGGTTGGATTGAAAGCAAAGTTTGAAGCAGTCAATGGTTCAGAACCTAAATTAGTACAAGGCAAAGCAACTCCAATAGGTGTTGATGGTTATGAAAGTTGGCAACAAGTTACTGCGGCTATGAAAGACCCTAGATATGCAGTTGACCCTGCTTATCAAAATATGGTTAAAAATAAATTAGCTAAATCGGAGATATAACAATGTGGTTAATAGCATTAAGAAAG